AATGGGGAAGGCTAGGGGAAAGTGAAGAGTATTTCTGGGAAACAGAAACAGAAAAAAATAAGTATAAACCCTTTATTCCTCATGATGAAGAATTTGATAGGTGATTATAGAATAAAGGTAAGCCTACAGGTTACCCATGGACAAACTTAACGAAATTATCGAGTTTGCTTTAGCGCTCCACGCTGCTGCATCAATCGTTGTCGCTGCCACGCCCACCCCTAAGGACGATAAAATCCTTGGCAAGATCTACAAAGTGATTGAGTTCTTTGCTCTGGCTATTGGCAAGGCTAAGCAGAAGTGATCAGTTGACAGGCTGGTACCACCAAACACAACCATTCTGTCCTTCAATTGCTTTACGTAAGGCATAAGCCTCATCCTTTGATAGGGTGAGGCATTTCCTTTCGTCTTTCAATTCATAACAGACATTTACTTTAATATCTGGATTTTTATTTACTTTCATGGCTTGACGGCTAGGTACCACCCGGTTGACTTTCCTTCTACTTCCCAACGAGGTAACCAATTCTTGCGGCTATATTTTACACTAACACCACGTTTGGCTTCAGTGGAAACGTAACCACCGTTAACAAGATCAGCTTCACCGTAGGGATCATTCATGATGATGTGATCTTTATCAAATCCAATGCAGCATGTCCAGTGTCCACCACCTTTTGGTGCACTAGCAGATCCGTAATGCAACCAACCAACTGCAACAGGATGACACTCCTTGATTTGATTCTCAAGAAGTTCCGTATTCCCCTTGGTACCAAACCACGCCGTCAGTCCCAGGTGTTGCAGAGCTTTGATTTGAGCTGTTGCTTCTGTGCTGTCACCAAACTTTGCACGGATTTTATTGTATTCATCATCTGTATCAACTAAGCCGTAGTAGGCAGCAATCATTGCACAGCTAGATGAGAAACATTCTCGATAGCCATAACCGCTTTGGTTGTCAAGCTGATAAAAATACGGAACGTTTAGAATCTTTCCACCGGGAGGATTGGCTTTACATTCGCGATCCATGATCTGCATTAATTTATCTGCATAATCAGGATCTGTTGCGTAACCTTCTTTTACAAGAAGCTTGGCGCACTCATTCCGATTTGAGGCACGGTTAACACCCTGGTACCCATCAAAATCTTTGTACCAGCGATTAACTAGGTACAGTACACAAGAATAAATGTCAGGAAAATTAATGAAACCATCCTTGATGGTCACCCATTGTCCATCAATATATTCCTGAGTATCAACAACAGTGCCACCTTTACCTTTCAAGCCGAAGTAGTTCTGCCTCCCTGAGGTGTGCCGCCCCCAGGAGCTCTCAAGCGCCCATTGCGCTGCGACAACTTCAGGGAATTTGGCACCAGCGTCAGATGCGGCTTGCCGGATCCCATTCCATGTGTTTTGATATACAGGCTTGGGGCTTATAGCTGAACGATAAAGATCAGCAAACTCATTAAGCTGTTCTTTTGTCAGTTGCTCTTGTAAATAATTCCAAGCAGCAAGTTGATGCGGCAGTTCCTTGTAGTACTTTGCCGCATCGGTTAGATTAATCGTCATTTTAAGTAACGGTTGTGTTACTTAAACTATAGCTCAATTGGACCAGGGGACACCTGCTTGGCGACTAGGCGCATGCTTTTCATCAAGTTGAGCTTGAAGTGCAGCTTCAATTTCTGTTATTTTTTCATCACCGAATTTTTGCTTAACCCAACCAACCACAATTTCTTCGGTGAGTTGATCATACGGAATCAAGTTATCGGGACGTTCCAGGCCTAGTGATCCGTACGCACCCGCAGAGTAAGTACCGTCTTCTGCATTAACAGTATAGTGTACGATAAATACATAACCGTCAGCAGTTTCCCGCTCCATATTGGCAATACGCCAAGAAAATGTAGTGGCCATTCAGATTAAAAATGTTTCTTGTATTGTACCAAAAGTTTAAACATCTGTACACATTAGTGACCCACACTACCCAACCCTGGAACCACTATCAATCAGATCTGCGTCCTCGTCGGGCAGGTCCTTGAAACCATCGGCACAATCGTGCCAGGGAGTATTTTTAAGTATTTCATTGATAAAAGATTCTTGGAACTCTTCCCAATCTTTATCTAGTTGTTTTTCAGCCCAGCCCCAGGCTCCGTGCTCCATGCCATCAATACCAGCAGCTTCAATTTCCTGCTTGATGATGGAGCGTAGCATTTTAATTTGATTGGCATTCATGGTTTTAAAAAATTACGAGACGTAAAAATTACCAAGCTTTAACGGATAACCATACTCGTCAACCTCTTGCTCTTCTCCAACGTCATCTTGATTACTTAAATCAAGACTGGCTTCGCAGTATGCTTCCCATGCTTCCACATCAGCAAGACGTTTCATGGCGTCACCATTTTTATCATAAACACGATGAAGAGCAGCTAATGCAGCAGTTTCTTTTTTGATGTCTTCAACTTTTTTTTGTACTTTCTTGATGCGGTGATCAAGTGGTTCTAGCCAATCGTTTTCAGACATAGAAGTGGAAGCGGCTACTAAACCTCAATAGCGTAAATTTTCCAAACAGGTTTTTGATAACCGTTTGCTTTGTAGCACCATCCATTTTTTTGCCAATCCTGAAGTCGTGCAGATTTTAATGTATCAAGAAGTAATTTTGCTTCTAATTTCTTTTTAAATTGTTTAGCTTTGGGAGCATCTTTAAACTTGACAGCTTCTTTGGGATCTACAGGAAGAGCTGTTGTCCAGGCATCTTCAATACTGCTGGTATCTTCCGATACATAATGAACCCATCCAGGCTCATGGGAGTAGTCGCGGATTTCGTACAGTTTTGAAGTCATGATTTCCAGGGAAGGCAGAGGTTCGAGATACTGGTACCACTACATACTACCAAACAGGTCAAGCCCAACCATCCGGTGATTCCAGATAGTTGAGCCATGCCTCTTATTGAGTAGGTTTACGCTGCCTCAGCCAGCAACGCCTCAATCTGTTCACGGGATTCAAAACCCCAGGATGCCGCAGCTCCGGCATTCCATTCCTTGCGGATCACAGGTTCGATATAGCCGTCATCACCAGGCTTGAGCATGTGATCATAGCCTTCGGGGTATTCAGCGTCATCGAATGTCACAAAGTCGTTCAGCATGGCACGAAGAAAAGCATCGCGCTCAGCACTTGGCTCTGCGGTCTGAAGGTCTGAAACGGTGTTGATCAGCATGATGCGGCAAGTCCTAGGTGAATCAGGCCATTTTGGCCATCACCATGACGGATGTGGCCCATGAAAGCAATTTGCGATTGCTTCCATTTATTATACTCCCCATGTGCAAGAAGATGCTTCAACTTCCGCCGTTGCCGGATCATTGACTGTCGCTTGATCAGCTTGAACTTCAACCGGATCCGGAATCCGCAGAAGGTGAAGCCACGCCTGACTGGCGCAAGGCTCCATTTCCCGATCTCTTGCTGCATCTCAGTGGCAACAAACGCACAGATCTCGTTCTTCAAAGTCATGCCATCGTGCTTATCATCCACAATCACAACTGCGTCGTCCATGTAGCGCACAAAACTGCCGATGCCCTTCTGAGCAATGAAACGATCGAGTTTTCCGCCCCAGTAGTTGCAAAAGCACTGGCTGGTCAGCGCACCGATTGGCAATCCACGCGGCTGCACTGATAACACTTGCTCGATCAGCCGTAGCGTGCGCTGGCAGGTCAGCTTCTTGCCTAGGTGTGCCAGCAGCAGTTCCTGTGGGATGGTCGGAAAGAACTTGCTGAAATCCACGTGCAGCACCCAAGCATTTGGGTTCTGGCGCATCAACTGCTGCATTCGTGTAATGCACTTATGAGTACCCATACCAATACGGCAGGCAAAAACCTGTGGCATCATTGCTGCATCCAGTATCGGCCCGACCACCTGGATCAAGGCATGGTGTAGCACCCGGTCACGAAAGCTTTGGCATGAAATAATACGCCTCTTGGGGTCAATAATTTCAAATTGAAGTTGCTGATCCGGCCTCCAATTGCCTTCAATCAAGCGTTGCTGCAAATTACGCAGATTGGATAGTGCGTATTCCTTGAATTGCAGATAGGAACTGCTGTAGGTCTTACCACGCCGCGCTTCTTTGTAAGCAGCAAGCAAGTTATCCCAGTCGTAAATCTGCTCGTATAGATTGCGAAACTTCTTACCCATTAGAAAGTGACAGCAGGTTTCGATGAGCTACTCCCTGCCATTGCCACCACTCGGACATAAGTTTGCCGAAGCTGGATGCAAAGGCTGGCACCTTGTAAAGTACCCGCCCAATGCCTCGTAAGAACAAAAGAACGAAACGGCACATTTTAGTTGCCACGGCGGCGAAACGCGCAGAAATGTTGTTGTTCGCGTTCCATGGCTGATTGTTCCAGTTTGACGTGCGAGAACCGGAATTGGACCCGTTGTTCCAGTTGCCACCCAGGATGACCGCAAAACCCTTTGCACCCATAATAATCATACTGCATTTTTCTTTTTTAGCCTACCGATCCATTTACCAAGCATACTGCCAATCTCTGAAATCATTTCTTGCGCTATTTCAAGTTGATGCTCCGTAATCAATTTTCTTTTGTGATGCACCATAAACCTTGTTAGCATTCGCAGATGCGCTATTGCACCATCAAGCAAATAACACCGATTCAACTGATTGACCTTAATAGCATCACTCAAAAGGCTTGCAGTGTGAAAAAGATGTGAAATAAAAAGATCACGAAACACACCG